AATATTCATTACACAAACCCACCAAACCGATTTAAAAATGACAAAACCAATTATTACCGATGTTGAAATGGCAAAGAATTTAGTTGAGATGACTTACGACGCAAACCTTGTATATGAAGATGAATTTGAATGCGAGTTTGAACGATTTAAATATCTCTTTCATAGAGATAGCTGGATATATTTTAACGACGCTGAACGTGCTCTCATTCGGGAGCAACTATATAACGTATTTTGGTCTATTCACCTCGTAAAATCCGATAAAAAAAACGTTAATGATGAAAACGACAATGACGATACGCACAAATTTCACCTGCTACATAATCCCATTTACACCGAAATAAAATGGGAAAATGAATGTGATGAATATGGGCAATCCGATAATTTTGAACATATAAATCAAGTTTACTTATTGCGTGAAGGGTTAAAAACATATTTAAAAAAATGAAATAAAATAATATAAAAAACAAAATTCACCTACATCATTAAAATAAACAGCGTTTTAAATATGCAAAGGTGTAAAAACATAATAGTATTAGTTAGTATAATAAAAAATTGAAATACTTTTAATAGTTTTAAATGGAAAGCAACAACCCAATAACAAGCAAACAAATGGAACACGTAAGAAAATATGAACGACGAGACCACGCGGTTTTAAAAATGGGAAATGATCTTCGTCCAGCAGACGGTGAAGGTTGTGTTGGAAAAGCAGGTATAGATAAAACATACACATTTGATAAAGTTCTGGCACTGACCTACAGAATGCCTGGAAAACCAAATATTATAATTAAAGCCGGACCAAATGCGAAGTGGTATATAAAAAAATGCGCAACGGATGAAATTGACCGAGAGATAGAGAAGACGAAAAATCAGGTTTGGGGGAAAACCAAAATAAATATGTGTACGATGCACATTATTGAATGGGACGAATAAACGAATAAACGAAAAAAAACACAAAGATGGTTTTCGAAAATAAAAACATTTTTTTATATAATCCAACAAATTGAAATGCTTTCCATAAAATCAGTATAATCAACCCCCCAACAAAAAGAGAGTTGAACAAAAATTATTATATGAAAACCAGTAACAAGGACGATGGCAGCAACGACCATCTACCGGCAGTTTTTAGCTGCCAATAATTTTGACCATAAACCATTCCAAGAAGATTGCTTTGAATGGTGTATGAAAAAGGAACAAGCGCAAGAAGCGCAGCAGCATACAGCGCAGCAGCATACAGCGCAGCAGCATACAGCGCAGCAGCATACAGCGCAGCAGCATACAGCGCAGCAGCATACAGCGCAGCAGCAGACAGGTGGTATTATTGCGTTGGAAATGGGTCTTGGCAAGACAATCGTGATGCTCGCTGTCACCTTTTGCAACCCCAAAGCCCAAACGCTTATTGTTGTCCCCAAATCACTGCTTTCACAGTGGAAAAGCATTCTAGAAAAAACCACACCTACACCCTCGCTATTTGTATACCACAGCACCTACAACCGCATTAACAAAATCACCGAAAACGATATAAAAAAACACCAAATTATTTTAACCACGTATTCGTATGTAAGTTTACCCAAAAAGCACCAACCCACCGATGGGGGGGCAGTGTGGCCTCATCACATTCCAATGCTAAACAAAATCAAGTGGGGTCGGGTGATTTGCGATGAAGCGCACCACGCCAGTCACCGAAATACAACGGCATACAAAGGCCTTGCCCTCTTAACCACGCAGATGTTCTGGATGGTGACCGGCACCCCCGTCCAAAACAAGAAGTCTGAGATGGAAAACCTGTTGCGTCTGGTTACCCAAAACACGCCTCCCACCCCACCGAGCGACATTAAGGAAATGGTTTATTATCGAACCAAAGCAAATGTGGCCATTTCCATGCCGCCCTTACATCAACACAACATTAGGGTTGAGTGTGAGACCAATGCAGAAAAAGAATTGTCCCGGCATATTCATTCTATGGTCCAATACTGCAGTGTGCCTAAAAAACGATTTGCAATGGAAGAGGCATTGGAAGAAGACCCCCAAGCGTTAACGATGAAATACTTTATGCTTGCTCGGCAAGTGTGTGTCTACCCGCCGATGCTTCAAACGGCGATTGGGCGCTTTGAAATGAAGTTGCATGAACAACAACAACGTGAGATGACCGACGCCAGCAGCAGCAGCACCAGCAGCAGCGACTACAGTGATATAAACCTCACTGACCTCTATACGTCGGAAAGCAAGATGGATGCCGTCATTTCCACTATCAGCGGTCGCATTAACAATGGGTGTGGAAAAATCATTATGTGTTATTTTCATGAGGAAATAGATGCAATTGCAAATCGCCTAGCACCCTATGGAAAACGTATTGTTAAACTGGATGGTCGTTTATCAAAAAAAGAAAACACCGCTGCCTTAACTAAACCGTTTGACATTTTGATTGGACAAATCCGAATGTGCTCGGAAGGATTGAACCTCCAAGAACATTACAGTGAAGTTTATTTCACTAGCCCTCATTTCAATCCAGCAATAGAAGAGCAGGCAATTGCACGTTGTTGGCGGATCGGCCAAAAGAAAGAAGTCAATGTGTTTCGGTTCATCAATTACTATAAAGAAACCGCAAATGAACACACCATGGATACGTATTCGGAAAAAATCCAAGGAGTGAAAAAGGACATCCTCCACCAGTTTGAAGTTGAAGTAATGCGGCTGCCGATGGCAACTGGAATGATGGCAAATGCAACGATAGCAAATAAAATAAAAACAGCACTCAGAAAAAAGCGCCGTTTAATATTAAAGATGAAAGACCGACCGACGACAATGGCATGAGCAAGCGAAGCAGGAGCAAGCGAAGCAGGAGCAAGCGAAGCAGGAGCAAGCGCAGCAGCAGCAAGCGAAGCAGCAGCAGCGGGCAATAACTATACCATAGAATAAATAATTTCGTTTTCGTTTTCATCTATCAACGAAGTCGGGATGGATGGTGAATAAAAAATGTTTTTTTCCTCTTCTTCCTCCTCCTCCTCCTCCTCAGGATCGGTAGAACTGCAATAAGTCGTAGTATGGTTCTTCTTCTTCGTCTCCTCCTTCTTCTTCGCCTTCTCGTCATAGTTACGAATGGATATATTTATGTTTTCCATTTCCATTATTTTTTCCATAACATACCCCCCCGCTATTTTTGGATCAATATAATTGGGTGGCAACAAAGAAAGAACCCGATTCTCACAACAACAACGACATAAATCATATATATAAAACCGCATCCAATAGGTTTGTCTTAATTTTGCATTTACTATTTCTTGTTGAAACATATTATCAATCATTGAAAATGCCGTATTCAAAAACAAAATAGTATTGACGATATTTTTTTTCCTTTGAAACAAGACCGACGTTCGTTTTTTATATTTATTATTTTTTGAAATATGCAAAGAAACCTTAGAATACTCATTTTTTTTTTGCCAAGCACTGATATAGCGCAACTCATTTTTAACGTGTTTCAAATCGGTCAAAATAGTTGCTTTATAATCATCTATTTTTTTTATTATAGAAAAGACATTTGTATTGTAAAGCAGCGGATAGGTATATCTAATTTTACGTGGAATAATAAACTGATTTGATTCTTTAATATCGGCAATTTTATCTTCAATCCGAATAATATTATCTCGCATATCACGAATAAGGTCTGATTCTGCATTTAACCTGTCTTCATAAACCGAATTTAGCATATTATTTTCGGCATTTGCTACCCATATTTTTCTATAGATATCAGGGGAAAAGGGTTCATTTGATTTATCCTCCCTCGGGTTGTCCTGATAACTGCCACTCCTTTCAATACTTTCCCATCCATAAGAAGATTCAATCTGCTGTTTTTGTTTATTACAGAAGCGCGTCATATTTTCATTGTTAAGAATCGGGTTACTGAATAATAATACTTGTCCCGATTGAAATTCCACATACGTTTGCAGTTTATCATATTGATGGGACGATATTTTATGCGCTTCGGATTCACTATCTAATTTTGAATAATTAATAATTGCTAACAAACATGTGACTATCGCTGAAAGAGCCGCCAAAATATAGTAAAATTCATACAAAGAACCTTGCAAAACGGTTATGATTGCCGAAATAAAAATCGCCGGTAACATCAACATATTTAATAATTGAACCGTGTAGGCACGGGATTCCATATAAATAATTTTTTGTCCCTTGATATAACTTGCTAATATATCTAATGCCGATGAATAGCGGTGAACAATGTCTTGCTCATAGGCTTTATTTATTTGTTCACGCACATCAGTATAGGTTAATTTTTTATAATGAATTCCTCCATCACAATCATTACTATCACCATTTGTCGTAGTAGTATCTATCACTGTAGTATCTACCTTAGGAACAACCGTATTATTTCCCACGGTATTATTTCCCACGATATTATTTCCCACGGTATTATTTCCCACGATATTATTTCCCACGGTATTATTTCCCCCCTTATTATCTAATGTAGTCATTAGATGAATATTACCATGAGAATACATACTTAGTGTATCATTATCTGAATCACTTGGTTCACTTCCAATAATAATAGCATTACTGTCATTACTGTCATTACTGTCATTACTGTCATTACTGTCATTACTGTCATTACTAACTAAATCCATATAATAAAATAATCTTATATTATATTATAAAATAATGAATAATAAAACCCATAAAAAACATTCAAGCAAAGGATGGGCACAAAAATCACCTGGAACACGTGAACGCCGTATTATGAAAGAACAGTGTGGCTCAAAGTGTTTTTTAGGTCCAATTGGTGAAAGTAGTTTTCCAATTTGTAACAAAGGGACGTGTAACATTAACCCCAAAGGAATTTATGCTGCATTTGTAAGAGCCCGCCAATATTCATCAAAAACAAAACACACAAAAAACACAAAACACACAAACTATAGAAAAATTGCAACACGCGCAAAAAAGATGCTTAAAAAGCGTGGTTAACCATTCTTATTTCCCCGTAGACCCAAACCCCCCTTCGCCTCGTTCGGTAGTCATGCTCAAATCTGCATCCTTTTCCACAAGTTCAACCCGCATGGGATAGGTCATATTCGGCGGACAAATCTGCACTAACCGTTGATTTCGCTCTACCTTGAACTTATCTTCACTTGAATTGTCAAAAACCGAAATATAGTTTCCACGATATCCGGCGTCAATAATACCAACCGAATTCGCCAGACGGAGAGGTGTTTTGGTCCCGGTGCTAGAACGTGGATACATATAATACCCCACGGGTACACCGAAATCATCATGAACCGAAGTGATAAACCGCATTTCCCCTTTCACTTCCTGATTAATTTTTACGGTTGCCTTGCCATCAACTTCTATATCGGCCGGGCAAAATAAATCAAACCCTGCATCAAAAAATGGTCCACTGCACATTTGGTTATGTTTTTCAACGGCGTCTTTGTATAAAGAATACAATTCATTAGAGACCGCTGCAGCGGCAGACACTTTCAAACGAAGCAAATAATGCATTTTAATTTTTATAAACATACATAAATGAATCTATTTATATATGTTTTATATATGTGTTAGTATACCCTAGACTCTTAACAATGATAACAACCGCTGTTTAATAAGGCTTCAGGCAAGGGCGCAATACTCTCAATCGTTGTATCACAATCATATTTTTTATATTTTATTAACCCTGCTTTTAAGTATTCGCCCGCCGAAACAGCGCCTTTAAGACGCTGATAATCCGTGGTGGTTTTCTCATTATATGCAGTGTAAAAACGTTTGCCGCCAATATGATATGACCGTGCCTTACAGCAAACCGTTGTAGTTTCATTATTGCTGGTGTCAAGCACACATGCCGCTGCTGCTGCTTGAACCTTAGTCACCGTATGTTGACCGGCGCTATGGTCGTCGGGCGAGAAATTCTTGACCCAATTCACATTATTTCCCGTTGCACAGGTCTGCCCTGCAGCACAGGTTGGAAAGTTAACCGTGGAATATAAATAACCTTTGGTATTCTTTGTGGATGTCTTCACGATAGAAGAGTCATTTCCCTCCCCCATGCAAATCGTTGCCTGTGCATTGGTTAAGGCCGAGAGATTCGTGCTGTAGATAGAACGTTGATTGCGGTAGCCACCATTTAAGGAAAACCCCTTTGGGGTAGATGATATAGGAACCTGAAAACGTTTAGAATTACGTTTTAATGCTACAATAGACATATAAAGTAACAGAAGAAAATAAGATATCAAATAAAGATACACATCCGTTCTAATGGTTCTTCTTTTAAACATCTCTCTAAAAAATAAAACAAAGGCGTGTCTCGTAAATGATTCAAAGAGAGATTTTGATAGTTCAATAAATGTAAACATAATAACCCCAAACTATAATAACTTGCACTACGATGTGTTATAAAAGGCAGAACATTAATACGGTATAATTCGGGGGCACACACACCCTTTGGTAAAGGATAGAGTGCTGGGTAAGTTAAGACCAGTTTATTAGAATCAAACTGAGATAAGGGAACCAACTGTGTTAAATCAACCAACATATACAGACAAGCAGTGCTAGTGCTAGTGCTAGTGCTAGTGCTAGTGC